GGCATTTATACTCGAGCTTTTGTAAGCTCTTGTTAAATCTCCTCTTTAAAGGACGCATGCCTTGTGGCACTACACGAAGAGCAGGACAAGCCTTACCAACTTGGCTCTGCTCCGGGATCGATCCGTAGACACGGATTAATTCGCTTACGATTAGATCGTAAGTATTGTGGTACCCCCTATCGTAGAAGGAATTAGCGTAAGCAATCCAACTACAGTAGGAGTCAGGACGAGGGGATGATGACCAAATAGTCCTAATACGGACAGGGGTGACATTGGTGCCTTGGTAGGCATCAACACCACATGACTCTCTGAAGAGTCCTTTGGTGCAACTCTTATCGCGGTTAACTTTTAACCCAAACGATTCGAGGTGTTTCATCGCGTTCTCCGCGTAAGCGGTTGGGACGACTACATCATCTCCATACACTAGGATACTCTCGCGAGTATCCGCATCGGGTGCACCGGCCGCGAGGATTGCCCAGACAGTAAGCGCTAAGACGGGAAAGCAAAGACTGCTACCCATCGGCGCGAACTTCTTAAGCACTAATTCCTTGCCATCCGGCAACACCGTTGATAAACTCCTGCATGCTGCCAAGTACTCATAGATATGAGGAGGAAACAGCAGGCGAACTAAGTCAACCGAAACTCTATCCGAGGCCTCATTAAGGTCCAAGGTAGAGTACGCTCCAGTCATGCTCCCAAGAAGGGCGCCGAACTGGTTCGGTTGCTGGTTGGTGAAGAACACATTGTGCTTTGTCAGCCAATGTGACTCGACCCAATTAACTAAAGCCCGGCCCAAACCTTGCTGAACCCATTGGAAATCCACGGGTTCGCAAGAGATTAGACGTGGGCCACGCGAGTCCTTCGGCACGAGTAAGACCCGTGCCGGAAACTCGGCTTCACCGATTCGATCCATCGAATCGCGTCGATCACACACATGCCCTAAAGATGCATAATAGTACGCATCCAAAGGATACATTTGTGTGATTCTTCCCGAGACATTCGTCCATTCATACTTGGCCCAAAGCCGTTGCTTAGTAGCAACAACACCAGGTCCATGAGAAGGGATAATGTCTAGCGGGTCAAACAGGTTACCGCGTACTTTGTAACCTCCGAAGAGGTTAGAAAGTAGAATGCGGGCCTCGCGCGCTATAGTGACCGTAGTAGGCGTATCGCTACGCGTACGACGTGTTCCGATAGCGTTATCAAGGCAAGCCTTAAGAGTGTTAAGGTGCGATGATATAGTCTGGAGATCCTCCTCTGTTCTTGCGAACTTTTGGAGAACCTCTTGTTCTTGTTTATCGGTGTAGGGGAGCTCATATTTGTACAGTACAAATAAGATATCCCGTAACACTTTGATGCTTGCTATGCACGGAATAGGAAGGGGTTGACCGTCCTGGTCTAGTACTCTACTAAAGAATTCACCCAAAAACAGGGGTGTCTTCACGCCGGCCGCGGGTTTAAAGCCGTGGTCGACGGAGTTTAGCGGAGTATCCAGAGCTAAGGCCTTATCAAAGGCCTTTCCAAGCTTTGGCAAAGTTTTCGTAAGAAAACTTATCCCTTCAGTTAGGACTCTACGTTGAACCACACGCGTGGTGAGGCGTAGAGAACGTTCGTTAAACACTAATCCATGACGTTGGTGAACGTCGCGAAGAAGTGTGGCGATGACGTTAGTAACGTCGTCTAAGCTATTATGGCATCCCATAGGGGTATGTCTCTTAGCGTATAACCTCACAACCTCGCGATCCATCGCAAACAAACGATGACCAACAAAAAGGTAACATATGTTAACTCATACATCACCCGATACGCAAACGCTGAATACAATCATTTACGAATGTATTCAGCGCGACTTGCGTACATACAGTCAGGAAGAGTGCGTGAAACGCCTTGAAGCTTACGCTGCCATGCGACAAAGCATGCGCAACGGGGTTCAGGGCGAATTGCCTCTCTTCAATTCTGTATATGCTGGCTCAAGAAACTAATTCCTCGCGGAATTAGGTTCAGACGTCTACTGACCACAAACCCCCCGCCAAGGGGGCCTGCAACACGGTGATTTAAATCTCACCGCTCAGTAACGCCCTGGCTCCGTTGCCCGTACAGTCGTACAAGATAGTCGTTGACGCGCCAAGACTGGCGAGGAACGACATCAAGTACGCCAACGGGTCATCGGCGTCAGCTGTTGCCGTAATGGCACCC